CCGTTACCATTGCTTCCAGAGTTTCCTGAGTTACCAGGATTTCCCGCGTTACCTGCGTTGCCTCCAGCGCCGCCATTACCACCCGCGCCGTTATTCCCACTATTACCAGGATTGCCTGCATTACCAGCAGAGCCACCATTACCACCATTGCCAACGGTTCCTGGGTTACCATCGGCTCCAGCATTACCAGCAAGACCAGCGTTTCCGCCCGCACCACCTGGACCACCTACACCGCCTGCTCCACCCGAACCTCCAGCGCCTCCAGCACCACCAGCAAATGTGTGATAACTGCCAAATAAAGAACTAGCCCCAGGACTTCCGTCTGCACCAGCCGAGCCTGTTGCACCAGCGGCTCCTTGTGCGCCACTGTTGCCAGCAGTACCGTTGCTACCAGCACTACCAGAGCCACCCGCGCCCGCGCCCGAACCAGCGGAGCCAGCGTTTCCGCTTGCCCCGTTGTTGCCTGCGTTACCAGACGTGGCTCCAGTGCCACTATTTCCTGAGTTGCCAGTGTTGCCATTTGCTCCCGAAGTACCTGGGTTGCCCGACGCGCCGCTGTTGGCTCCGTTTCCGCCAGCGCCCGTGTTGCCAGAGTTTCCGTAAGTGCCTACACTTCCTGCGCTACCTGGGGCAGAACCAGGACCAGGATTGGCAAACGGACCTAGTGCATTACTAACTCCACCACCTCCACCTGCGCCACCAGGACCAGGAGACGAGTTGCCTGCGCTACCAGGAGTTCCAGCCGCCCCTTTAAAGCCCGCGCCACCGCCTCCACCGCCTCCGCCTCCGCCGTTTCCAGCGTTGCCTGAGTTTCCTGTGGCTCCTGAGTTCCCTGCATTACCTCGCGCACCGCCATTGCCTCGCGCACCATTATTTCCAGCGTTGCCCGCGTTACCAGAGTTGCCTGCGTTACCAGCGCTACCGCCGTTTCCACCCGTACCGTTGTTACCCGAATTACCGTCGTTACCAGGATTACCAGCCGACCCACCTGCTCCGCCTGCTCCGTTATTACCTGGGTTGCCTGCATTGCCAGTAGCGCCTTGACTGCCATCAGCCCCAACACTGCCTGGAGAACCGTCTGCTCCATCTAGCCCTTTAGCCCGAACTGTAACAACAGAAATACCTGCGGGTACGTTGAACGTCCCGTCTGATGTAAAAGTTTGCTGACCCCCAGGAAACAGGGGGTCTGCTCGCAGTGAGACCCCAAGTAACGGCATTACGACACCTTATCGACTAGCGTTAAAAAATCATCTGGTAAATTTGACACGTCCGTTACATGTTGACGATGCGCGTATCTATCGGACTTATCGTCCGCTTCCCACATCACCCTGTCATAAACAAGAACAGGAGTGTCAGTAAGATTAATGTCATTGCCTTCTTCATCTTGAAACCATGTAGATAGTGCGGCCAACGTCTCAGTTGGGTCTTGATAATCTAGGTTTGTAAATGCAACCCCATTACTATCAAGCCACTGCCTCATTGTCGCGCAAGCGGCCTGACCTGGTTTCGCATATAAATGTACCTCGTCATAGCGAACAGTCATGTTAAGCCTCATAAAAAGATAGTGATACGTATATCGTGGTTGAGCCTTTAACTAAGAGTGCCGTGTATATGGTCTCTTTGTTAGCGGCAGTTTGCACCGCAGGCTGTGTACTCGAACTGTTGTATTTGATACTGAAGCCCGTTGGAGCGGCAAGGGTAAATGTCCTACCGCCTGTACCATCCTGCTTTACAAAGATTGTCACTGTGCGCGCTGTTCCTGCTGGCAGTTCATCTGTGTCAGGTAGCGTGACAGTGGTGTCTCCTGTCAGCGTGTAACTGACATTGTTGGTTGCGTCTGGAACTGTGACAGCGCCAGAGACGTTCGTGTTAGACGCCATAACTTCTTGGAAGTTTTCAAGCGTTACGTCTGTTGCCTTGTTGTTGTCAAAATCAACATCGCCTGTCATTGACCCGCCAGCCAAGGGTAGCTTGGCGGCAATCGCATTAGTCGTCGTGCTGGCAAAGTTGGCGTCGTCCCCAAGAGCGGCCGCTAACTCATCGAGCGTGTCTAGTGCCGCAGGCGCGCTGGACACAAGGTTGGCAACTTCCGTGTCTACATAACCCTTAGTCGCGGCATGACCTGTTGCTGTAGGGGTAGCAACTGTGATTGTGTTGGTGGTTGTCGCACCTACATCAGTCAGAGCTTGTAAGGTGTAAGCGGTAGGCGTGTATGCAGAACCACTAAATACAGGCACTTGGTTTGCTGACGGAGCAGTTGCCGCTACGTTTGCCAAGTCTTGTAGGTTGATGCTGGAGAAAGCCGCAGACGTAACCCAAGCACTGCCGTTGTAAACCTTAAGCTGGTTGGCTGTTGTGTCGTACCACAAGTCACCCGTGCCGACATTTCCGCCTGTGGGGGCAGACGCGCTTATAAAATACGTGTCAGAAAAGTTATTTACGTCTGCAAGGTTGGTGTTGACGTTATTGATTGCAGTTAGCGCGCCATTCACATTGTTGATGGGGGTTATTGCACCAGCCACAGCAGTAACATTGGTGTCAATTCCAGCAACGGCGGTGACGTCTGAGTCTACAGCCGCAACCTTGTTGACGTTTGTAGCGTTACTATTGACTGCATTAATAGCGGTTAATGCGCCAGCCACGTTGTTTACATTTGTTATGTCAGTTGCAACCGCGCCAATCGTGTCTGAACCCGCCAAGTCTGTAGCAACAGTGCCTATGTCTGTAGCATCATTAGCAACAAGGGTAACGCTGGATGTAATACCTGCGACTGCGTTTATGTTAGGAATAGCTCCCGCAACCGCGCCGATGTTATTTGAACCAGTGATGTCGGTGTTGATGTTTGTAATTTCAGTAAGTTTGGCCTCGACGTTATTAACCTTAGCTATGTCGCTGGCTACGTTGTTAACATTACCAATCGAACCAGCAACAAGATTGATGTTTGTTATACCAGTGGCGACTGTCGTAACAGGAGCATTGGTGGCGTAATACTTGGCTGAGAAATCACTTGAGTTACCTACAGCCCCAGACGTCTTGGTAGCCCAGTCTTTTGCTGAACCATCAGTAGTGTCCACGCCTGTACCACCAATAGCCCACGCCTTAGCTGAGTATTCACTGCCTGTTACCGCGCCGTCTACTTTATTGGCGTAGTCAGCAACAATCGCTCCGTTAATAATTTTCTGGAACTTGGCTAGGTCTGGTGTTGCGTTGCTAGACGTATGCGCCACGGTACAAACAAACGTGTCTTGACCCTGGGTAACAATATCCAAAACCTTGTAGGCAGTAGAGGTCGCGTATGAACCGCGCCCATTAAATATCTCTACACCTGTTTCTACAAACGCGTTAGCTGTACCAACTCGGACTTCGAGTTTATTGTTGTCGGCAACATCCACTTGGAACGTAAAGATAGTTGGGTCAAACAGGCCGTCACTGCTTTTGAAAATGTCGCCTAACAATGCGCTGAGTTGGCGTCCGCCAATCTCTGCGTTCTCCATGTAGGTATCGAGTACATGCTCTCCAGTATTAACTGAGACGAACCTAAGCTGTTCACCTGTGGGACGTGTAATAGCCATTATAGCCTCCCTTTAAGATTGGTGACTTCTATCTCTAGCTCACGAACCCTTGCCTGTAGTTGCGCTATGATGTGGGCGTTAGTTGAACCCCACTCAAGCTGGTTGTAATTTGTTTGTTCAAAAACAGCCTTTACATACTCCGCAGTTTTAACGGGTACATCGACTTCCAGTGCCTTGGCCTTATCGTTGAGAATTTCAGTGGTCATCTTATCCTGCCTCCCTCATAGGAACTAAGTTCCCTTTAGAAACTTCATCTTGAATTTGTTCATTAGGCTGGACTGATGCACCGCGCATTTTTTCCATCATAGCCAACTGCTGGCTTGGGGTTGCTCCCTGCTGACGCTCTTCTTCGGAAATGCGGAATTGGTCTAGGTCTGAAATGCCCAAAGCACGTATGGCTTCTTCTGCAATCTTGCCCATCTTGTATTCCATGTTCAGTCCAGTCTGGGACATAATTTGCAACATGTTCATCCACGTCTCAGCATTGCGGGTCGGCTCGACTGGCAACGTGCCGTCAATAACCAAGTAATCAACTTTGCCTTGGAGGTCGTTCTGATTGAAGTCAATGTATCCATCTTCAACCATATCGGCCAATTGGCTCGGCATCTTGTCTGGGTCAATCTTGATTGAGCCATCAATTTCTACAGCGTCTTGGATATTCGATACCATCATGCGAACCATGGGACGTATTGTTGTTGCAGATATAACACGACTAAGCACTCCTAGACGTTGTGAACCAAGTTGCGTGAGACGTTGTATCTCTGTTGCAGTACGTACGTCTGGCGTCGGCATACCCTGTTGTGCGTCTGACGCACTTGAGACGCGCTGTTTTAAATCAGACATAGCAGTAATGTCGTTCCAATGACCGCGAGTTACGTCTGGAACCTGAGCAATAAACACGCCGTCTCCAGGCTTGGAGCCTGGCATCGTTCTGACAACACCCCATGGGTTGCGGTCAATCAAGTCTGGAACCATAACTTGCGTCGGGTCTACAAATATTAGATTGTTAAGCGCGGCCTGCACGTTGTCGATACGGCTACGGAGCAACCAAGTGGCAATGTCGTGCATTGGGAGCATAAGGTCATACAAAGACTGGCCCCAAGTTTTATGGCTATCGTTATATAGCCCACCCATAACAACAGGGAACTGGCGTCCGTAGGGGTTCAACTGCATGCGAATACATACATTCTCATCAAGAATAGTCACAACCATCCAGACTTGGTCAATACCAGGTATACCAATCTCATGGCCCGCAAACCTGACCCAACACTCATCAGTAACGCGCGCATCACCTAGCGTAAAGTAAGCATGGTCCATACGCTCGCGCTGATTTGGAGCGGCGGGGTCTATGTTCAGACCTCTGCCTTCTTCTTTGTGCCAGCGGTGTGCATCCCAAGAGTTGCGCGGTGGCGCAATCTTATGACGAAGCGATGGATGCTTTTGTAGTTTTGGGTATAGCTTACTGCTCGCCAATGTATTGTATGAGACGTAATCAGTGAACACGACATACTGCCATTGCTCCCACTCACCCCACGATACCCGTGGGTCTGGGAAACAACGTCTTGGGTCAAAGTTTACGATACGGTTTTGGTTCTGCCCTGCATCCCAAACAATCTTTGTTGGAGCAAAGCCATAGCGAATTGAGTCAAGAAGCATCTGCGCAATCTTGGCTTCACCCGCAGTCCTCCGCATCTGGCTGTGCAAGACGCGTTCAAGAATACTGGACACTTTACGACTAGAACGATTTAAACCCTCTAGTTGGAACATGGGGTTGCGTCCACCGAGAGCGGCCATCAAATAAGTCAGCACTGTGTCTGCTACAGCACGAGTGTCAGCGATTACTGCTTTTTCACGGAACTGCGTAGCATCTGGCGGAACGTAAACATCGTGCGCTCTGTCTGCCTCTTGCCAATGGTCGTATCTTTTTTTGATTTTGTGGTAAGACATGTCCACGCAAGACTTTACGTAGTCTACAATTCTACGCTCTTCATCTTCAGTGAGGTCGTCGGATATATCCTCATAAGACGTAAGTTTCTCAGCAAGGCGAGACAAATCAACGATTTGTCCATCCGTCGGTGAGAAAGCGTAATCAGCACTATATAGTTTTTCATCAGCCATGTTGAACACTTTGCCTCAAAAGTTAGTTTTGGTCGTCCCGACAGGTGTTATTCACCCCACCCTTTAAAGATAGAGTTACCTAATTTAGACGATAGACTGTCTTTCGCCCTTGTAACATCCTGAAGTAAGGAGTTGCCCATAGTTAAAGAGCCGAAAACTGTTTCAGGGGTGACAGCCTGCCTACTTAAAATATCTACTGCCATAGATAATGCGTCCACTTGGTCATCATGTCGTCCGCTTGGAAATGAAACACACTCATCCACAAACGTATCTAACCAAGGGGCGCTCTGCGGCAGATACACTCTGCCGCCCTGTATCATTGGCGTGATACTGTTAACACGAGACACCTTGTCTGACTGAACCTTGTAGGGAACAACCGCCATACCTGACTCACGCCGTAAGTCTTGAATAATGGATTGGCCAGATGCCTTATCCTCAATATATATAGCGCGCAACCCACTGCCTCTCCACACTGCATTTATAGAAATAAGGCGTTGTCGTAACTCTGGGAAGTCCCACCTGCCACGATGCACGTCTACTACATATATATCGCCATCTTGAGAGAGGCCCGCTACCACAGCTACACTGTAGTCCGATGTTTCAGTTTTTTTAAACGCGGTGTCTGCCGCAATAATAAGGGTCTGAAACTTTCTTGGGTTAAGGTCTTCTGGATAGTAGCGCCACCACTCTGACTTCAATATGTTACCGCCTTCGATATACGGTTTTTGCTGATAGAGCGAAGCAAAATCTCTGGGGTTTAGACGCTCTCGTCTACGTAACTCTTCAAGAGGAAATCTTTCTGGCCATAACGCTACTTCGGTCTCTTCTGATACGTACCGTTTGGCTGGCGCTAAGTTTGATAGCTCTCCAGGCTCCACATACATTGGGTGGTCTTTAGCAAGATTTCTTCTACTTACCTTTTTACCGCCCACCTTCTTAATGGCTGGGTAATCAAGGTGCATCCACATACCCTCTTTCCAGTCCTGCGTCTCCATGAGACGCCCAGCTAAGTCGTCTGGATGCCACCTAGTAAGAATAACAATCTGACTTGGTAGCCTCCCTTGCTTATCTGGCTGAAGTCGAGTTGATAATGCCGCAGTATAGAAGTCCCATATCTTATTGCGCTGGGTTGCAGACTCCGCGTCTTCACGAGACTTAACTGGGTCATCAACTATAAGAAGATTAGCGGGACGACCTGTGGTCGTGCCGCCTATACCCACGCCGAAGTAAGCTCCACCCATTTCTGTACGCCAAACATCTGCCGCTCGACTATCGCTGGCCATGGTAAAGTCAGGAAACGCCTGTTGAACTTCTACACCGCTAGACGTATCGCGGACTTGTCTACCAAAATCGCTGGCCAGCATTGCATTGTAGGAGCATGAGAGGATATATCGCTCTGGGTTCTTCGCCATATAGTAAGCAGGAAATAGTACAGTGGAGAATGTGGACTTAGCGTGTCGAGGTGGCATAGTAACTAGTAAGTTTCTGGCCTTACGCCCGTTATCGTCTTCTAGTATTCCACGTTCAAGCAAATCCAACTTCTTGATTAGGTCTAATTGAAAGTCGGCCAGGTCGAAGTCGGGGTGTATTAGTTTAACAAACCCAAGAAAAGAGCTTTCTGCATCTTTAATCTTTAGTAGGTGTGTCGCCGCTTCTTTTCTGGAGATACTCACCTTTTAAATCCCTTTTTCAGAACGCGAGACCCCTTTATCTCATTAGCAACACCCTTGTCATGGATAGAGTCAGCCATAACCTTAAAGAAGTGGTCCATAATCGCCTCTTGTTTGCGGTGTTCTGGGACACCGTCTAGGCTTAGTTCATTCATCGCGCTTGCGAACGTCTTCAATGTCTTGTTCGATATTAGCGCGTCCTTCTGAGGGTTCGATACTAGTCCCTTTTCTTTGGTCATTTTCTATTCCTTCTGGTTCTACGTCGATTATGTCCTCTACCCCAGATGCAATCGCCTCTAATTCTGTGCGTGACATCTCGGTTAAGGACTTATGGCTGTGTTCATGCTGGTGATATGAGGCAGATAGGTCTGGTATTACCTTGTTTAGCAGGTTGGAGAACACTCTCGCCTGCGTTGGGGACCAGTCTCTATGTCCTTTTAGCACTTCATCAGCCATTACAATGTGGTTTGACATGTTTTTTGCGATTTGACCACGCAATTTTGCTACCTGATTAGGCGATAAAGCCAATTGGCCAGTGGCAGTTTGTACAGTTACGCTGTTTGTGAACTTAGTTCGTGCCATTTTTTCTCCTGACGTTTTGAAATTTGCTCGCGAGTCGAGAGGGGTCGGTGACGTGCCACCCGCCGCGGCAACGGCGGTCGGCGGTATACCCCCCGCCCCCCACACAGGCGACACACATGCGACACACCCCCGCGGAAACTCGTGCAAAACTGGGGTTTGCGCTCCCCTCCTAGGGGAATTTCGTGGCCGCGCGTTTTGGGACTGCTCCCAACGTGCGCAGACGATAGCTTGTGTGAAGCAATCTTAATCATTTCAAGAGTTTACGCATACGCGTCACGCGCGTCGTCCGCATGCGCACATCCCTAAAGGGGTAGGTGTTCTGTGGTGGAGGCTTAGGCTTCCGCAGGGCAATTCCGCCCGCATAGCGTGTAGACGAAGGAGAAATCACATGTATACACAAATCAGCATCAAGAACATCGCGCAAGGCGTGAACACCAACCCCGAAACTCGTGCGGACGCCGTTGCAGAAATGCAAATGCGCATCAAGCGCGACGAGGCCAAGCTCGCGCAAACAGGCAAGGGCGAGGGCAAGGTTGCGCGTGAGCGTAAGTTCCTCGCGCAACTTCAGGCGGGCGGCGCGTTGGACGCCAAGGCCGCTTTCGAGACGGAGAAAGCCGCGCCTGCGGTAACGCCTGCGGTTGTTTCCGAACAGCCCAAGGTCACGCAACGTGCCATGCTCGACGCAATGCGCGAGGCTGACCCTGAAGCACTGGCCGTCGCGTTTGCGTTGCTCAAAGCCTAACGCGCTCACAACTGACCCCTATCGCAGAAATGCGGTAGGGGTTTTTTTTGTGCGTTTTTGTCGTTCGCACAGGAGAACAACACAAACAACAACGACAACACAAACAGCCGAAGGAGAAATCACATGGCTAAATTAACACCGATACTTGACCGCGAGGTCATTCAAGACAACGACGCAACTTTGTGGGAAGACATCCACTCGCTGGACTATCCAGCAACGGACGCTGACCCCAACACAGTTTGGGCGTTTGTCATGTTCAATCAACCACGACTTGCGGGGGTGAACAACGATGAGTAAATCAATCGACGACCTTATGCGTGAAGATGCGCAAAGCAGGGATTTGTATTCCGAAACATTCAAAGCGTATCAACACAGGCTCAAGCGCGAACGTGCCGATAGGTTTGTGATGCACACCTGCATCGTGCTTATCAGCTTTGTGATTGGGTTCATCATAGGCGTTGCTATATGAGTAACGCCCACAGGTTCACTCCCAAACTAACCAACGGGAGACGACTTGAGTGCCTGTTGTCGGACAACGACATCAGGTGCATCAAGCGTGGCGACTGGCAAGCCACTGTCACAGACCTCAACACAGGTCTGCAACTCAACGTCGAAGGTGCTGATTGCAACCTGCCAGGTTGCAAGTGCGATGCTGTTGTAATCAACACAGACGACTACATCAACCATGAGAGAGGAAACACACATGACTAACGAGCATGAGTTTATTGACGACACGCACGACTTCTTCCTGCTTGCGTTGGGCAACTTCGTCTGTGAGACACCACCGCTGGACATACGTGATTGGCCTGATGAAAAGGCTGACGCGTGGGTTGAAGAACACTTGTGGCAACCCTTTGAATACTGGCCTGCCAAAGATATATGGGAAGCGGCGCTCGACCTTGAACATCAATTCGATGCTGTCAAAGCCAAGATACTCGAAAACGCAAACACGACGAAGGAGTTAAACGATGCGAATAGACCTTAAAACAGTGTGGGATGCGCTTCATGCCTATCGTGAAGACTGCATACCCGAAGGCATCGACCCAATGTATGACGAACAATGGGACGATATATGTCATTCAATGGCGGTCATCATGGCCGCACTTGGCGTCAAACACGAGGAGATAGATTAATGGCTAATTACATCTGCAACGTGCGTAGCAATTACGTGCATGTCAAAGACAAGCAAGCGTTCGAGGAGTTTCTTGAGAGCTTCGAGTGCAAACCAATCTACGATGACGAAGGCCGTATCGGGTTCTACATCGATAACATGGATGGCTGTGCGCCGTATCGTTACGTCGAAGAGACGGAACAAGACCAAGACTTGTTGGATTGTGCGTTGGAAATCGGAAAGCATCTGCGCGAGGGCGAAGTTCTCGTGGTAGAAGAAGCTGGCTGGGAGAAGTCGCGCTACCTATGCGGCCACTCATACGCTGTAAACGACAAAGGCAGAACCCTGTTTGTCGATATGTCCAACGCATTACGCGAACTTGTCAAAGCTGAATGGGGCAAGGCCGATTACACGGAGGCAACCTACTGATGAAACCACATGAAATCAAAGGCGCACTGATTGAATTGCGTCAATCTGATAGTGAGTATTCGCCGTTAGCAAGGCACACCATCAAGCGTTTGGACACATTGACCAAACAGCTAGACGAGTTGCGTTTGCTGTGCGGCATGATGCACAAAGTTATAAACACTACGAGGCCGAAGGAGGAAAACGATGGCTAGAGTATTAATCGGATGCGAAACGTCAGGCATTGTGCGTGAAGCGTTTCTGGAATATGGGCATGACGCATGGTCTTGCGATGTTCTGCCAAGTGATATTCAGACTAACAGGCACTTCCAAGCAGATGTGCGAGACGTAATGCGTGACTACGAATGGGACATGTTGTTCGTTGCCCATCCGCCTTGCACGCGGCTGTGCAACAGCGGAGTTCGATGGCTTCACAAACCACCACCTGGGCGTCACATCCACGAAATGTGGAGAGAGTTAGACGAAGGCGCTGAGTTGTTCAGTGATGTGTGGAACGCAAACATTCCGCATGTCGCTGTTGAGAACCCTGTCATGCACAAGTATGCCAAGGAACGCATACGCAACTACGAACCATTCGCCCAATCAATACAGCCATGGGAGTTTGAGACGCTAGAAACTGGCGAGGACAACGTAAAGAAACGAACTTGCCTGTGGCTACGCAACCTACCCAAACTCGAACGCACTGGGACACTCGATGGCAAAACAGCCAGAGCAGATGTTCACAATGCACCGCCAAGCAAAGACCGCTGGAAGATACGCAGTCGGTTCTACCACGGCATTGCCTTGGCAATGGCCAATCAATGGGGACAACACGTGCAGGGAGCAGTTTCCTAACACGCCCAAGCACGCCCGCCCACATTCCCTAAAGGGGAATAGGGGTTCTGAATGTGGAGGATTGGATGCCTTTAGGTGTCATTCCTTGCATAAAGGTGTCTCGAATACTTGACACCACCACCCGAACGGCGTAACTATACAACTATGGTTGTGTATTACGTCAACTCTAACTTAATTTAAACGAGGTTTAACCATGGAAAAATGTTTCCAAGAAGTCCTGCCTGTCCTACTGACAGTGTTCGATGAAGACCAACCATTCAATACCAAACGAAGCAAAGCGAGAGCGGCGCTCAAAGAAGTCATCAAAAGTAAGTATGACGAATACCCACTAGTAATGGCCGCGGACCACGGACAAGGCAAGTGGGGGAAATCCCCAACGACAGTCAGCCAGATTGTCAATCAAGTATCCGCGCCAATGACTTGTGTTGTGTGGTGCGTGATGGTGTCTCACTACCAATACTTTGGTGGGTATGACGCTCTCAAAGAGGTGTTTTGCGAAGCATTGAGAGACCCTGACGCTTGTCATACAGGACGTGACGAGAAGCCAGTGTATTTGCTGTCCAAGTTCATTACCGATGATGTGATGGTCCAAATCGAAAACATACTGAAAGACGAATACAGCTTGGAATTGTCGGCCGTTACAAACTCAGCGCGCAATTCTTCACCTGAGCTAACTGGGACGCCAGTCATGGAGACATCGCCGCCAGCGATGAACGACACGATGCGACAGGCTGTGGACTTGATGCTTCAAAATACAAAGCACAAGTCTATGTCTAACATCGAGACCACGCTAGACGCTCAGGATGACAGGATTGCAGAACTTGAGAAGTCGTTGGCCAATGCTGTGTCAGTACCGACGATGCAACCTATCGACATCAAATCGACTGGCGAGATACCAAGCGGCACTGTGGTTGTGAAGAAGGCATTTGATGTCTTCGAAGGAACATCAGCGCCGTTGTTCGACATCGAAGTTCCTGTTGGCGAGTGGGATGGTGTTCATCCGTATGTGCCAGAGAAAGACGATAGCTACGTGTTCAATGTGGACACGTTGGTTCCGTTACTCGTTGCCATTCGTGATGGACAGAACCCATGGCTGAAGGGTCACACTGGCACAGGCAAGACGACACTTGCGGAG